TACTAACAATTGGAAAATTTTATATTAATTTAAAAATGTAATTTTATTTTATTTATTTATTATTTATTTTTATTTTAAAATTTTATTCTTTTTAAATTTTCAAAAACTTCGTTTTTAATTAAACAGATTTCTTGAGTTACTTTTCGGTGAATTATTATTGAAAAACCTCTTGAATAACTATTATGAGTCTTGAAAATTTTTGCAGTCTTTTAGATTATTCCACAACGCTTTACAGAACCACAAATGATTACGCTTCAATTTATAAATATCCAAGATATTCTAATATCTTTAAAAATATTTATAATGAATTTGATATAAGAGCATTTGCAGTTATTTTACGAACACCATTTTCACATTTTTATGAAACAAAATATATTCCAGAAGATAGATTGTTATGTTATGAAGAATTTGATACTTATGCTAATTATGAATTTGATATACCAATGGATATGATTTATTTTTCTGATGATTTTATATCTTTATCAAATAATGATACAAAGAGTGAAATTAAAAACCAAATTGATGAATTTGTTTTGCAACATTATTATGATTGGAATATGAGTAACAAGCATATGCGTAAATTTCTTAAATTATTTGATTTCATGGTATTTGCTGATACATTAGATTATTTTTCTGAAGAAGCAAATCCTTATTTATATAATTTTTATGATTTATTTTATGATCCAGTTTATACAAAGGATTATAATTTATTGGCTGAATTTTCACCAAAATATTATAATTTATTAAAAGAACGATATTATAATGATTTGTCACATCATCAAATTAAAACAAGTGTAGAAAATGATGAAATTGAAGATAATGCTTTTGCAGCTGCAACTGCATTAAATATTGATAAAAATATTGTTTTTGGCGAAAAACAATCTGGGTTTGAAGAAGATTATATTTTGGAAGATTCAAAACCTGTTTTTAAACGTGATAAAATAAAAAATTTTTCAACAACTGCACATTTTGATAATATACGTAAACATTTGAATACAGTTGGTAAAACAACTGAAAAAGACACATATGTTAATTATATACGTAACGAAAGAAAACAAAAACGTGAACAACAAAAAATTATTGAAGAAAACAGACCTGGACCAGAAATGAAACAATGTGCAAATGCACCAGAATCCAAAACTTTTATAAATATGCGTAAACAAAAAGAACATAATAGACAAGGATATCTGATGCGTAGATGTAAACCAGGTACACCTTTTTATTTAGATCCAAAAAATGGTTTTTTTAAATCAAAAGATGGATACAACGAAATTGATATTATTGAAAGATTAAGATTGTATAATAAAACTCATTTATGTAAGTGTAAAAGAAGATATAATAAAATTTGGTATGAAGAAAGTGAACATTGTTATAAAGTTGACTGCGATCATACATCATTAAATATTAAAAATCAACCTCGTGAAATTATACGACCTACTCTATCAAATTATAAATGCATTAATTGTGGAAAGAAAGGAATGCATACCATTTCTAGAAGAAATTGTGATTGTGATATAATTTGGCATTGTCCAGAATGTAAAATAACAACATATGAATATCAAGATGCTAAATCAATTATTTGTTTGTGTAAAAAAGAAGACAATTATAAAGATTTAAATTTTGAACCACAATTTGTTGAACATCATAAAGTTGATAGTAAAGTTAAATCATATGCACAAGCTGTTCAGACAATATTTGAAGCTAAACCAGCAATGGAAAAGAAATTCAAATTAAAAACATCGAAGAAAAAATTTTTTGAATCATTAAAACCAATGTTATCAGAAGATAAAAAACAACAATCTGAGGAAGAAGATATCTCTTGTATATTTGGAGATAAACAAAGCTTGACTGATATATATACAGCAATGAAAGCTGGGGTATCTAGTGCTTTTGAAGCTGGAAGAAGCTTTGTTGTTGATACCATTAAGAAGATGTTTACAAATATTTTAGATGCTATTACTGATATTGCTTTAAAAAGAATGTTTACAAGAATGAAACAAGCATTAATACAACTATTTACAACTTCAAGTTATTGGATTGTAATATTGAATCAATTTGTTGCATTATCTACAACAAATAGTTTTATATATGGTATTAGTTGTTTGTTTGGTATTATTGCCAGCTGTGTACATTTAAAACATTACGTAGAAACTACAAAATTAAAAAATCCATCAATATCACCAATCCAAATTTTAGCAGAACATGTCAAAGCTAGAGACAAAATAAAAGAAGAACAAAAGAAAAAAGAAATTTTAACACATCGGTTAGAAAGTCAATTTGCGGAAGCACAACTAACACTCAAACTGCTTCAACTAGAACCAAAATCAAAAGTTCTAGTTACTACTACTGATGCTTATGATTATTTGTTTGAATCAACAAAAAATGATAAAGAAAATTCTGATTTTTATAAATTATTATCTCAATGTGATAAACACTTTTATGCCAATTTATTGTTTTTAGAAAGATTTTTACTAAAAAGTGAAATGAAAATATTTGCAGAAAATAAAAATAAACCATTAATTAAAGAAATTTTTAATGGTGCTTTGGAAAAAATTGTTGATTCTATGGATGAATTAGAAGAATTTACTACTGCTGTAGAAAAATTCAAACATTTAGTAACCTTACATTTTCATGTTTTAATACCAGATCCAGATCCATGTTTTTTACTTGATTTATTTGCTAATAGAATGACAGTTGAAGAAAATGATGAATATGAAGCTGACGAAGATGAAAAAGGTAATCCTTTTGGATCAAAAGAATCTTTTGGATTTGGAGATATTATTACAATGACAGCAAAAATTTTTTCTTTGCCATTATCTGTGATGAGAAAATTTTATTTGATGAATTTATTGCGAAATTTTAACACTGTATTTACCACAGCAAGAAATGTAACAACAATGTTTAAGGAATGGATACATTTTTTACCTGATTTTTTAACACAATATTTTAAACCAAATTTAGGTAAAGAATGGTTATTAATGGAATTGAAGAAAGAAGATTCATTACCATCTAGATTGGCACAAGCTGCATTAAAAGTCAAATTAGCAATTGATATTTCTGCTGATAAAGAAGAAATAATTGAATTACGCAAAGAAGCTAAGGATTTACTTGTGGAATTTGAAAAATATGTTATAGATGAAGGCGTTATGGTTGATATAAATGTTACAAGATGGTTGAAAATCATGAGTGAAATGATAAACACTGTGAATATGGGTATCCAACGAGAAAGAGAACCATTCTGTATAAGAATAATAGGACCACCAGGGTGTGCAAAATCAACATATTGGGCTTCTATGGTTAGTCCGTTGTTTAAAGGTCGAAAAATAGAAGAAATAGTTAAGGATTTAACTTATGTTAGAAATCCAGGCATTGAGTTTTGGGATGGATTATCTGTGGACAATCATAGAATTGTCTTGTATGATGATTTTGCGCAACAAACTGAAGAAACTGAATTTCCAGAAATTATATCATTAGTTTCTAGAGCAGCATTTATACCACCAATGGCTTCAGTAGATTATAGTAAACCTGAATTAGGATATAAAGGTCAACAATATAGTCCTGATTTAGTTGTTTTACTTAGTAATGTGGATTGCATATCAGGAAGTAAAACAATAAATTTTTGTGAAGCTATAGAGAGAAGACCGCATTTAAATATCGTGTTTCCATCACACGCCAAACCTGGACATGATTTGGAAAAAATGGCATTTGAAGTATTTAAATCAGCAGGAACAAAAATGGATAGGAAAAAAGAAGTTGTTCATGGTATATCATCAATTCATGATGTGGTTTTAGCAGCTTATCAAAAGTATCTAACAACTAGTCAAATTATTCAACATAGTGTTGAAAAATATGCTTATAAAGGCAATAATGGTATGGATATATCACAAGGAACACAGAGAAGTGACTATCAAGAGCAAGTTTTAAAATCTATGTTTGGTGAAAAACAAGATAAAAATACCTCTTTAGGTATGAGAATGTTAAATTATATTTTATATGATGTGAAAACGGATCATTCTCTTATACGTATGATGAAGGAAAAAGATGTTTACACCATTCGTGAATTTATTATTGATGTGAAACCACGCAAACGTTTATGGTATGAACATATTGGAAAATTGGCATTATTTGGTGGAGGAATTGCTATGGTATTAATTGGTATTTATATTTATAATAGAACAACATTTGAAGGTATATTAGGTGAAGATCAATCTGGTACTACTGTAACAAAATCTCCAAACACAATGAAAGTAATAACAGGTTCTCGACAAAATTATACTCCAGAATTTATGATTAATAATCAATGCAGTATTGTTGTTAATGGAAAACGTGTTCATGGATTATTTATTAAAGGTAGAACGTTACTAACAGTTAGACATATATTTTGTGATGATAGTGGTGAAACAACTAAGATGTCATCAGATATTATATGGAAATTAGATAACCAGAAAATTAATTTTATTAATGATAATACTGAATTTGTTATAGAAATGGCTAATGGACAAACAATTAATCAGAAATTTAAAAGTTCTGAATTAGTTGAATTATACAAGGATGGTGATGATATGAGTGATGTTGTTTTATATCAATGTGATTCACAAATTTCTGCCAAACGTAATATAATGAATCATTTTATACCATTTGATCATGTATTAAAAGGAAAAAGCATTAATTTTAATGGCATTGATAGAGAACAACATCGTTTGATTAGAACCACAACAGTGGATGGAGATGATTTTATTATGATTTATAATGTTGGTAAAAGTGCATGGGCAGTAGCAAAATCTTTCAGATATTGTTTACCAACAATGAAAGGTGATTGTGGTAGTTATATATCAACTAATGAAATACAACCAAAAATTGTTGGAATTCACATTGCAGGATATAAAACGAGCAATGGTGTTACATATGGAGTTTCAACTCGTGTTTCAAGAGATCTTTTGGAAAAAGGTTTGGAAGCATTTGGAGTTCATTTGGAACAAGAAGATTACCATCATTGTGTAGGGGAAAGTCAAATGTTTGTTGAACCACAAAATTTACATGGACGATATGGACCATCTATAGCGCCGTTAGGAATTCTTAATGGTTGTAGATCATATCCAGTAGGAAAAACAGAAATAATAAGAAGTCCTTTATATGATGAAATTCAAGAACATACAACAATACCTGCTATTATAAATATTCATGATAAAAGGTTAGGAGATAGAGATTTATTGTTAGAAGGTGTTAATAAATATGGGAAAGTTAAAAAATTACATCCAGAAAAAGTGAATGATTTAGTTTTTGAATCAATGTTTGATGATATAGATGTTCCAACAGATGTAGAACCAGAAATATTAACAACACTCGAAGCAATAAATGGTAAAGGAGATATAAAAGGATTAGATATGTCAACATCACCTGGTTTTCCTTTTTCATGTTTAGGTAAAGGAGGAGAAAAACGAAAATTGTTTGTTTTTGAAGATGAAATGTGGAAACCAAATGAAGAATTAGACCAACTGATTGTTCATTATGAAAATATGTTTAAAGAAGGTATTGTTCCTTTTTTACCAT